TGTGTACGGTTTTTTTCTCTGTACCTTCTGTTATACTCTTTCACAAGGTCAGGATGTTCTTCTGCCCATTTTTTATTATAGTTCTGTATCTTTTCCTTTACTTCAGGTCGTCTGTATCGGCAACGCCGCAGATAGTTTTTGTAATCTCTTGATTGTGCCATTTTTCATCCTCCCTTTTAGTGTTCGTCATAATTCCACGAGTAAAAAAATATGTCGTACTCTTCAGCCCTGTAACACACAACAAACGTATCATTTATATTTATCATGACTATATAAAGTCCCACATTCTCAGTGCGTTTTTCTGTTTTTCTTGCGACGATATTATACTGTGATAAGTCAAAGGAGTCCGGAGAATAACCGAGCAGCTCGGCAACTTCCTTGTTGTCCTGACAGATATAGTATGTTGTCATACCGTCATCTTTACCGATATACTGTGTAGCATTTGCCCACCTTGCCAATAACAGAAAGATTATAAAAGCAATAATCTTTCCGAGTCCGTGTCTTGCGTTTGCGTTCATAGTTCTACCTCCAGAATGATAAATCTAAAATAACATTGTCTTTAGTGCCACGGACTGTAGTATTTATATAGTCCTCATTGTCTGTCCCTATGTGGCACTCTTTCCCGATAAAAGTAATTGATACCCTAGAAAAACCCTGTTTTTTTACCCAAGCCAAGATTTTTTTAGACATCTTTTCTACTTCTGATTTTTTTTCTTCAGATAAATTATCATGAAGAACCAGCTTTCTTTCTTTTCTTTTCATGCTACACCCCCTATTAGTTAGTTAGAAAATATTTAATTTTTAGGGGTCCTTTTTATGGTGATAGTGTTATTACACCAAAAACCTTGTAGACCCCCTGTTTTTTTAATCCTAGAGCCATTATAGACCATTTTTCAGGCACTAGCAACTTCTTTTATGTTGTCTTTACACCATTGCACGGGGTTTTCAAGTCCCGGAGGGACCACAAACAACACATCATAAAACTTTTTTCTGTCTTTTTTGAAGTGGTCCAGCCACCACTTGTGAGCCTCTGAAACGGTTTCAAAAACCTTAAAATCATAGTTTCGTCCGGCTAAATCACAACAATATTTTATTGCAAACATAACGCACCCCCTTTTATATCTGCTCTACAGTCATTGTTTCATGACCCTTTTTCACTTCTTTCCATTCCTTGTGATGCTCCATAATATATTCGGCTGCTACCTGTCTTGTCAGGAAAGTTTTTGCTTTCTGTCTATCCATGACAGGTTCGTTGTTTTCGTCTGTATAACAAGAACCCCACGACCCAGAAACCTTAACTACAAACATATAAAACCCCCTTTTATTCTTTTGCTTTCTTGCTCAATTTATATTCTATGCATTCACAGAATACAAAAACCGACCCGTTCAATGGTCCCTGAAGGTTACCAACAAGACGGACACCTTGTCCGATGTCACCAAGTTTTTTAAAAGACTCTGCAAGACTTCCCACAGCCCGACACGGAACCTCACTAGTAACTTCTACAAGGTCGTTGTCTACCTTCATAAACTTTCTTACAGAAAGGACAAAATCAACCTGACCTTCTGCCAGTGTGATAGTTTTTATAGCACCCTCCAACACGGTGCTATTTAAATCGTTTGTCATATATAACCCCCTTTTATTTATTTACTATTCTTTTTTGCGTATTCTTTACAGAAAAGAAAAGCAGCTTTTTTATCTGTAAATCTTTTTAAGTAAAGCATACCACCGTAAAACATCATTATTGATACTTCAAAATGAAAACCACAGAACAACCCGGTTTTGTTGTCATAATCGGAAACAACCCGGATTATAAAATATTTGTTGTTAATTCTTAATGACATGATACAACCTCCTTTAATGCTCACCCGGTTTTTAAGCCGGGCAAGATTTTTTACAGATTGTCGGACAGATAATCAATGATTTTATCCTTGATGTCGTATGAGTCAGCTCTGTCCCAAACATCGTTTAAGATACCACTAGCATTTTCTTCGATATATTCTTGCACAATGTCACTTTTAAGACATTCTCCAATATCGTCTACTTCAAGATTTTCGGAGAAGTTTTCCCGGATTTTATTAGAAATCTCTGCAAAATTATTGTCGATAAACTCTACGATACTATCGGCATCAGTTTCTTTTAATGCGTTTTCTAATACGTTGCTTAAAAGGTTTTGCCAATCTGTTCCGGTTTTTTCTTCTTCTTTGGTGTACAATCCCAGAAAATCCACATCGGACACAAAATACTTTTCATTGAATATTTTATTGTCAATATAAACAATACTATGTAAATAGTAGGTTGTCGGGTGTTTTGCGTCTGTGTCAGGTTTTCCGTATTCCAATTCCCACCCCATAGAAACATTGTCAGGTTTAAGTTCCTGAAGTTTTGCAAGGTCATAACCTGTATAATCTGTAAAACATTCGATACTTATACCGCCGATAAAAAATGTGTCTGTATTATGGTTTTTTTCCCATACATAAGACTTCAACCCTTTAATCTGTTCTTCTGTCAACATTAAGTTTTCCATATTTTCCAATCCTTCCCGGTGTTAAGGCAACCGGGCAGCCATATTTTAATTTTTTTATTTCAATGTAATTAATACTTGCCCGTCATCTGGGTCTAGGTTTATAGTGTCTATTGTTTTCCAATCGCTCCCGGATTTTATGAAAATTACCTTATCAAGGTCTTCTTCATACGGTGCAAGCTGTCCCAACTGTTCTACTAACTCACCAAGAGTTAACCCCTTTACAACTTTTTTTTCTTCTTCTTCGTGGTGGATTGTCATAGTAATTTTACTACCAAAAAAACTACAATTTTCTGTCATTCCTAACTCCTTGGCCGGGTTTCGAAGTGACCCAGACAGAACACTATATTTTTTTTAGCCGTTACAATCCACAAGGAATAATTTTGTTTTATATTGTTTCTGTAAATAATCTTTTAATTCTTCAAGTAAAGAAGTAATAGAGCCACAAGCCGAATATGTAAAAACCGGGCAATCGGTTATAATTTCCTTGTTTTTAATTGCTTGTCCTAATTGGTAAAGGCAACCTTCAAGGTTTGCAATCGGTTTGTTATAACCCCCACAGGTATTTCGTCCGCCCTGGCTTTCACCAAAAGAACAATTAAAAAGACAAGTCCAAATCTGCAATAATCCATAGTTTGCCCCGGAATTAGAATTATAAGAATTACGCCAACGGGCAACCTCTTGTAATCTTTCATTTTCATAATCATAGAAACAGATTTTATAAAAACTGTTCTTGTTATTGTTTTCGATTTTGTCCCAAAAATTATTACTTATTTTTTTCATATTCTACCCCCTTGCTCTGTTGGTACAGGGTGAGCAAGAAAACCCCAAAAATGTTGCAAATCACTTAACAAGTGACATGATAATATTACCATTATGTAGTTATAAAAGTATAACAAATCTATTCAAAAATTGTACAAAATCATTTATTTTTTTCTATAGATTTCATGCTTTATTTGTGTCATTTTGACCCACAAGGTGTGTCATTTTGATACAGTGGTTGAAATGGTAATAACTAGTAATTGATAGATTTTTGCGAGGGTGGTCGTCTATGCGTTTCCAGCACCTGTGGATAACCTGGTGGATAACTTGTGGATAACTTTTCCACATTTTTTCCACATGTGGATAAGGTGGGGGATATCCTGTGGATAACTTTTCGGCGATGGTGTCAGGGGTTACCGCTATAAAAAATACATATTTATCACTAGCGAAAGGTATATAAAATATAACTTTTTGTTATATTTGTTATTTTTTTTCTTCTCTCTTTACATTTTGTCAAATAAAGAAGACACAGGTACTTGACACACTTTTTAACTTTCGCCATAGTTAACACGAGTGGGGGTTATAGGTGGCTTCGCTAAAAGGTTATCTGGTTGGTGTTCAGCTTGCACTTCACTCAACTGCAATCGTTACACGTTTGCGTTTCGTTCAGTGACCTTCACTTCGTTCCGGTGTTAGATTTCGGTTATTCCAACACATTTTCAAAGAGAAGTGATAAGAAGTTCTCTTACAGCTTTCGATTGTTTTACTCGTGATAAGATACTAGCTGGGACTTAAGGGGAAGTCTGTTCTTTTGCCTTTATCTCAAACTTACTGTCATAAAACCAGCAGCATTCTTTGCACTCGCCTTCAACCCATTCACCTTTCTTAAACTCCCCCATAAACCACCCATTGTGCTTTTTGTAAACCTTGCATTGTTTGCAGGGGTCTATTACAAGCGGAATGTCGTTTATATATCCTTCATAAGATTTCAATTGTTCTTTGATTTTATTCTTTGCCATATTATTCAATCTCCTTCCACTTAATAACATCTAATCCGCTAAGGTATGAGCCTGTAAATGTTTTTTCTTCTTTCCAATATCTGCCGATATAAACAGATATGCCACCGTATTCTTTTACCTTTACAACATATTCTTTGTTTCTTTTCGGTAAATCAGTCGGGTCTTTTCGTAGGTCGTGCCATTCGTGTTCCTTCTGACATTCGTGGTATCCGTCTATGAAGGCTTGTTCAACGTCTGTTATATAATTCTGTGGCATTTCAAGAACAAGACTGTCTTTCCGTTTTTCGCATTGTGCTTTCAAATATTCTTTTGCTTTTATATATTCTGTCATATTCTCTTACTCCTTATCTCGTAATTTTACTAATTTTCTTCTCGTAATTTTTCCATATCTTTGTAATATTGTTCTTCCATAGCCTTGTAATTTTCTTCCTCTTTGCTTTTTCCGTAAAGTTCATCATAAACATCTTCGGCTTCACCACAATATCTTTCTGGTTCATAACAACTTTCAGAACATCTACCACCACAAATGCAAGCGTTTCTACACCCCATATCCTTACTCCTTTACTTTATCTCCACAAAATGGGCAATACTCAAAATCCCAATTCTCAAGCGTTATCAACTTTCTTGTTTTAAGACAGTGAAATTGCTCATATTCAACTTGCGATTTCTTGATGTAAAAAAGTGACTTTATATTTTCTCCTACATCTATTTTATCTTCTGTTTCGACATAGATATTTTCGATTTTATGACGAGTTATTATTTCGTGGTCTGACATTCATCTTTCTCCCATTCTTCCACTTCAAAATCTTCACAAGGCTCATCATTGTCCTTATGCCTACGCAACCAACAATTTCCAAAATGTCGGCAATCTGTACAGTTCTTTTCTTCTGTCATATTCTCTTATCTCCTTAATTTCCAATTATTTGTACAGTCGCACAATGTTTCTATAACCGAAAACTTTGTTCGACCACATGCCCTGTCATATCTGTCGTAATTTGAACAGTTTGCACAACACTTCATTTTCTCTATCTGTTGTTCAAGTTCTGCAATCTTTACATCTTGATTGTTTATTACATCAAGAAGTCTGTTGTTTTCCTGTTCAAGTTCTTCAATCCGCTTTACACTTTCTTTTGCACTCGCAAGATAAATGTCCATATCTGATTTTATGAATTGCCTTAACTCACCATTTTCGTCATAGCAATCTTCTTTTGTGAAACCGTTTATTTTCAAACTGTATTCTAATGCCATTTCTTCGTCTTTCATTTTTCTATCTCCTTTATAAATTGCTCTGCCTTTACTTTCCAATCAAGACTATAGTTCCAGCCTTTTCCCCAAGTAACTTTAATTACTTTTTTAAGAAGGTCGGTTGCTTTGGTGAGTTGTTCTCGTATATTTCTATGTGTGTTAGTAAGAGTTTCACAAACGCTTTTATGGTGTTCTTCCAGTTCTGCGTTTTCCTTTTCAAGTTCCATTATCTTTATATCTCTGCCTTCTATGGCAAGGTCACAGTTCGCTTTGATGTCGGCTATTTTGTTTTCAAGTTCTGCAATATGTTCTAGTTCAGCAACAGCCCTCCACATTATTTCTGTTATATGAATAGCACGAGGTTCTAGTCTTGCGTGTATTTCTATATGTTCTTTTATCTTTGCTATTTCTTCGTCTTTCATTTTTCTTACTCCTTTACATTGATTATTACTTCATTCCCATTTTTAAGGTATCTTATTATCTTGATAAAAAGTTTTAGCCAAGAATGGCAATACTCTTTACTTCCAACATTACCATTTTCAGTAAATATTATAAAGTTTCTCATATTTCTCTTACTCCTGTTTTAAGAATTGCTCTGCTTTATCGTCAATCGTTTCGCAAATAGGACTTTCACAAGGACAATCCTTGTCTTTGCAATTATGTCTTAATGATAAAAACTTTTTTATTATTTCCTTTGCTCTTGCGAGTTTTTCTATTTCTTCTACTTCGACGCTATAGCCATTAAAACAATAATCGTGTCCACGACTATCCCATTTTAACGCTTCTTCATTGTTTGATGTTACTTTTTCAATTTCCCATCTGTTGTCTTCATCATCCCAATATTTCAGAACATAAACATTCACTGCTTTTGAGTTCATTATATTCATTTCTTATTCCTCCTTTAAGAATTGCTCTGCTTGTTCTGTAACTTCAACTCTCCACTCCATTTTTGTATTACCGAAGTGGTCATTTTTCAAAATAAGTAACTTTTTAATTATTTCCTTTGCCTGTGCATTTTCTTTTTCAAGTTCCTTGATTGTCGGATAGTTAAACTGATAGTCTGCAAGGTCTTTTTCTGTCTGTTCTAACTTCTGTTCAAGGTCTGCAATTCGCTTTTCTCTTGGCTCGGCTGCATCCATATATGCTATTTTCACAATTTCTTTACTTGCCTTTCGTTCAATCGCATTAGCATATACCTTTGCTTCTTTTTCTAAATCTTCTTTACTCATTTTCTTTTATCTCCCATTTATCACATTTACAAGTAAGCGGATTTTCTATTTTCGCACCGTCTTTTTGTTCACAAATTGGTGCAAAACTCCAATTAAGGTTCTTATGTTTACAATTTTCACAACACTTCATTTTCTCTATCTGTTGTTCAAGTTTCTTAATCTTCAAATCCCTGCCTTCAAGAACATAGTCAAAGTTTGCTTTAAGGTCTGCTATCTTTTCTTCGTAGATTGCAGCGATGCGTCTAACTGTATGACCACTCCCTCTGCCACCGTTAAGTATTCTGAGTTTTGCTATCTGCTTGTCATTTCTGTTTTTCATATTGCACTCCATTTATTTAAGATAATTTTATTATACTAAACTATAGAGATAAGTATTGTACAAATCTCTGCGGTAATTATACAAAAAAATGCCCTTGCCTTTATGGGGGGCCGGATAAAAGTAAGGGCAAGCAGGTCTTATTTTGCCTTTTCGTTCTTCTTATTGAGCATCTTTTTGATAAATGCGACAAGAAGTCCTACTGCAAGAATAATACCTTCTACAAGCTGCACACCTTCACCAATGTCGGCTACAGATGTTCCACCAAGAATGAGTAATGCGGCACAGATAATAAGTCCTACCCAGCCAACAATAGTTACCCATGTCTGATTAAGAAAGTTTTTCATGCTTTCCTCCCTTTTATTTCTGCTCCTTTCGGAGTATTACCCTAACCAGTATTTTTTAACATATCGTTTCTCGCCGAAACGGTTACGCACTGTTACAGTCGAGCCACCGATTACTACACCCTTTTTCTTCAAGTTGAAGATTGTTGCACTTAATCTGGAGTTTCCCAAGTCTGTAAAAGCCTGAAGACTCGTAATGCTCCCGAACTCAACCATGTAATCAAAAACTCTCTGCTCTGTCTTTGTAAGTTTAATCTCCGTCATATTCATTTCCTTCCCAAAGGTTTTTATTTAATACATCAATACAGGTAAAGGTTATCCGTTTACACTGTTCGACACTTTCTTTGTTCGCAAGCCTTGAGGCAGCCATTTCTGCCCGGACTTCGTTTTCCAAGTTTCTTACTCTTAAACTGTATATCTCAGTAACAATAAGACATATTAGTAAAAGAACAAGTGTTATCAGTTGTAATATCCTGTCACTTAGACTCAATTCGTGTACACTCCTTACACCTAAACTCCGTGTTATATAACTCGCAGTTTTTCTCGCAGAACGACAGATTGTCTGCCTTTTCCCTTCCAAGCCACCCGTCTTTGAAAGCCTGACGTACTGCTTTATAAAAGAGCCTGCTAATTTTGGACATTTCCTTTTTTGCTACTTTCTTTGCATAACGGTCTGTTATCAGGTCGAGCATTGTTCCCATTGTCTTCCTCCATTAGTTCAGCGATACTCTCTTGTATATCTGAAAATGATTTTCTCCATTCTTTCAGCTCTTCTTCGCTCATCGGTATACCGGGTCTTGCTTTTATTCCTTTCTTTGTTTCCGTCATGTTCCTTTGCCTCTTTTGTCAGGTGGTAGGAAGAACAGAACGGACAAAGGTAAACCCGTTTGGGTATGTCTGCCGCTTTGTTCTTCCAGTGTCTGCTGGTCGCCTGATTGACAGCCCTCTGTGCGTCTGTTTTGGAATAACACCTTTTGCCTGATATTTCGCATATTCTGTATTCCATTAGCCGCTCTCTCCTTTAGAAAACAGGGTCCTTTACGGGTTTGTCATCGTAAGGAATGTCCTCCGGGAACCCTAAGTCGTTATTACCCTGAGCATGGCTTTCGTTCTCTGCCTTTCCCCCAAGCAGCTTTATCGCATTTGCAGTGATGTAGTCCCTTGTCTTTTTCTGACCGTCCTTTTCCCACCTGTCTTGGTCAAGAGTACCTACAACTGCAATCCCCTTCCCTTTTACAAGGTATTTCTGCAGGTTATCTGCAAGTTTGCCCCACAGTATAACATCAAAGAAACTTGCCTTGTTCTTCCACTCTCCATTTGACTTCACGCTCTTGTTGTTCGCAATAGTGATTGTCAACTTGGTAGTTTCTCCAACCTTCATAACATCTTTTTCTCCGATGTCATGAACCACATTTCCTGAAATGATTACATTGTTCAAATCTGTCATTTGACACACCTCTTAAAAAGTTTTGGTTTGTTCGGACTAGCCTTAGTACCACCACAAATAGGGAATTGCGGTAGACCCTTTTCTGTGATTATCGGTAGTCCCTGCAGTTTTCCTTCTGCATTCTCGTCGATTTATTCCAAGCCATGCAACGCACAGCGTCAGAACCAAAATTAAGACCACAGGGACTTTGCCCCGCAATCATGTTTTATCTTTTCTTCAAGTGTTCCACTCATTACATCATTTATAATGTCTTCGTCACTCCTGTAGTCTGTTTTCGCTTTATAGGCAAGCCCAGCATAAAAGTGAAAAATGTCCGACTTGAAAAAATACATATCACTTTCAAGTTCACTTAAAGGTCGGGTCTTTTTCCTTCTCATTTCCATTACAGCCCCTCTAATGACTGCAATGGCAAGAAGTCGGCAACCTTTAGGGTTTAACTTTTCAGGTAAGACTTCCTTCTTCTTCGTTGGGGTTTTCATAGTGTTCTTTGTAGTAGCTGCAGAACTTGCAAGCCGCACAGTACCTTGTACACTTTTTGTCTTTACCCTGTCTTGTTTCAACATAGTGTTTTTCACCAAGTTCTTTTGCATATTCGTTTGCCTCGCTTTCGTTTTCAAATACCCTTACCGCAGTCTTGCGACCTTCCTTCATAACGGCATACTTCGTTATTTCTGCCCAACGCTCATCTGGAGAACAGTCAGGAATATCGTCGTCTGCAACTTCTCTGTACTTTTCAACACATTCAACCTTTACCTTGATGAACTCTGCTACGCTCTTAATGTCTGCATCTGTTACATCAAACTCGTAGGTATAAACCGGACTTTTCGGATAGTCGTCTTTTTTAAGGCTTTCACTTTCTGACCAGTCACGAAGAATGGCTACAAACTTGCACTTCTTTACTTTTAAGCCTTTGAGTGACAAAAGCCAAGAGTAAATCATACCCTGCATATACCAGTCTTCAAAGTTCTGAAAAACAACTTTCCAAGCAGATGTGGTCTTGTAGTCGTAAAGGATTTCGTTTGCCATATCGTAACAGTCAACACGACCCGTAACCTTATAGGAACCAACAGTTTCTTCAAACCTTTCTTCCGTGAAAGTTCCGTCGTATTCCTTTTCAAGAAGGTGGTGGGTTGTGGTTCCCCACAAAGCCCATATACTGTCTTTTACATCTACGGTGATGTCATCCCAATGTCTGTCTGTCAGAAGGATTTCCTTTACACCTTTGATTAAGGTTGTGGCAGAAAGTTCACCTTCTGCATTATGCTTTTCAAGTGTAACTGCATCTACCAGAGCCTGTGGTAAACCCAAAGTATTTTCAACTTTCATTTGTGTACTCCCATATATATCCATAGGCAGTCTTTCTATAACCGTTTTTATGAGCAGCACTATTTATTGTCCCTAATGCAACTCTTTTTGGTTCAAAAAAAACTTCTATGTCTTTTGGTCTATTAAATATTTTTATAAGATTATGATTTTTGTCATACATCTTATAAAACCCTTTTTTTGCATTAAGATTATTTTTCCCTTTGCCTTTACTACAGATACTCAATTTCTTTTTATGGTCTTCTGTAAGAAATTTCCCTTTGTGAGCAACAGATATTTTTTTTCGTGTTTCTTCTGAAACTACTCGACCAATAATTGCTCTTTTTGTATTTTCACTTAAAGTAATAAGCCTGCAATTTTCAGGGCAATAATCTTTATTGCTATCAATTCTATCAATACTTAGTTTTTTTGCTCTAGGTTCGTCTGTGTCATAATAATAACCATTATTGATAGCCCATTCACAAAAAGCATTAAAACTGTTTTTCCATTCTTTACAAACTCCAATGCCTTTCCCGCCATAGTTTTTATATCCGCTTGTAGAAGGGGTATAACATCTTTTCTTCATTCCTTGATAAACGGAATACAAGGGATTTTTATAATTAGTCTTCATAAGTAATTCATTAGACAATTTCATAATAACTCCTTGCATATAGGTTGTCATATTTATTTGTTGTTGTCAAGAGAGTTTGTAACTATCATAAACTGAACCCCTTCTTTTCAAGATAAACCTTTGTACGCTCGTACATCTTCTTGCACTCTTCTTCACTGTCGCCTTCACAAACCTTTTTAATCATTTCAAGATTTTCGTCAGGAATGTCAGTACAGTAAAAAGCGGCAGTCTGTTCAAGTCTTTCGTGCCAAGACTGAGCAACATCAGCCGTGTCAATGTCGATTGGAAGGTCTTCACCTGCGTAAATACCGAGTCCGAGTCCAAACATAGCAAGGTTCTTTACAAGACAACGCATGATTGTTTTGTTGATGTCAAACATTGTTGCTGCACTGACTGTTGCGGTATAGTTCTTGTACTTTACCTGTCGGTCGTGGTCGAGCATAGCCTCGTTTCTGTTGTCCATAACAGGCAGCCACATTTCGTGGGTGATACCTTCGATTGTTACCTTTGTGAAAACCATATAGCCTGTATTCTTGTCGTAAACATAAGGTAACTGATTTTCACCGAACTTGCAGATTTCGTAGTGAGCAAACGGATAGCGTGACTTTACATTAAGCCACGCATAAGTCCAAGAAAGGTAGGAAAGTTTTTTTCCGTTTCCTGCGTCTTTTTTCTCGATGTATTTAGATACATCAACCTTTGAAAGTCTGTCAAACGCTGTAGGTTCAACAGTTGGTAAGTTGTTTGTTTCTGCCATATTGCACTCCTTAAAATGTTTTATGATTTTATTATACACCTGTCGTTTTATAAATGTATAACAAATCTATTTAATTTATTGTATTTTTCTCTACGAGAAAAAGACTAGTGTATAAATCTCTATTTTTCAAAAAAGGCTTTGCTGTCCACCTTCCTGAACTTTACCGAGAATAAAATCACAGATAAAGTTACGAGCATAATCAGGACTAATCATAGACCGTTCTTCTGAACAAAGACCACCAGTGTTTCCTTTGGAAGAAATTATCGTATGATATTCTTTAGGTTTTTGAAAGGAATACCCAACACTTGGTTGAAAATTAAAGAACCAATAAGAAGTGGGTTTTTTAAAATAATCACCTCTTTTTGTTCTGTCAAAATCAATAAGGTCAGGGGCTTTTATATAATTATTTATAAGATAGTGCATTTCGCTATAAGGATTTTCAAACACCATACGGATTTTCCTTTCAAGACAAATAGCGGTTAGTTTTAAGATTAACTTAAAAAAATAGTTCCTGTTATCTGCCCTCTCAATCATTTTATCAAACTTCCCCAAAAGAGAAAGACTGCGATAGTTAATACATTCAAGAGTAAAGTATAACGGGTTGGTCCAGCCTGTAAAATAAATACACGGGAAGAAAGCCATAATCAAATCGTCTTGACCTATCCTTGAAAAGACAGTATCCTCTCTCTCTCTCTCTCTCTGCAGGATTGCGTATTCCTTTTCAATCTCTGCAAACAAATCAATGACATTATCTGTTTCACCAAAGTTGTTCTGAATGTCATAATCTTCTGCCTCATAACCCAACTTCTTAAACTCATTCTTGAATGTTCCTGACTGTTCAAAAAAACAATGCACCTTTTTAAGTTCAATCATATCTGCACTCCTTCATTCAGTTCGACCATTCTGTCGAGAATACGTTTTAATCTTTCAATCACACTTCTGTCTTTCTTGTAGTAGTTATACATGAAGTGAACAACATCGTGACTTTTCATGTTCAGAGCCTCGAACTTGTCAGGGTCTAAAATCTCGTAATTGTCAGGGTTCAAATCCATGTGGTGACTCAAACTTCCCTTGCGTAATTTTGCATTGGTAAGGGCATCAACTTTTCTTTCTGTCCGCAGCCATTTTGTAAAATCTCTCCATGCCTTTGTTTTTCTGAAAGCCTTTTTCCGTTCGTTAAAGTTCATGTCATATCTCCCTTTCGTTCTTTCTGTAACTTGCACCCGTAAAAATGAGTGACTTGCAGTTTGTAACAAATCTGTCATAGATAGGACCACCAAGATATTCCTTCAGCTCTTCCCGACTCATGTTCGTAATCAGGACTGTACTCAATTCATTCTCGTAGCGTTCATTGAGCAACTGCCATAAGTAGTCACGTTCGTCTGCACCACCACGACCTATTTCGTCAATAACTAACAGACGGTAGCCAGCATATCTTTGAATAACCTGACGCTTGGTTTTCGTTGCCTTGAAAGTTTTGGTCGCATCAATGTCGTCTTTGATATTGTACGACCGGGCAAATGTTCCCATTGTTTCACGGCAGATGCAAGAGCCTAAAAGTGTCTTACCTGTTCCTGTTGAACCACATAACCATAGTGTTCGGCACTTATCGTCATTGACATCTTTGATAAACTGATTGACGGTAGTCAAAATGTTTTTCTTTTCGTCTGTATCTGCGACGTAGTCGGAAAGATGTTTGTCCAGAAACTTTTTACCGACATTAGACTTGTTGATAAAATAGTTTTCTTTTTCCTGTTCTTTTCTCTGTCTGTCCCATTCTTCAACTCTCTGCTCGTCTACTTCGTTATTGGTAAGGGCAGAGAAAGTAGGTAACTTTACTTCTTCGTTCATAGGCACTCCTTAAAATTCAACCTTGTCGTTGGTTGCATCAGACACGATTGCATATTTTTTTCGTGACTGTGTATAAATGTTTTCATGGTGCTGTTTTAGTTTGTCTGCCGACAAAATAATACCAGACCAAAAATTATCATTGAAAGTAAATGTTATCATACTTGCCAGTTCTGTGTAAGAATAAGTTTCGAGCATACTGTCAATAACTTCAAGATAATGAGCCTTTTGTTTTTCGTTTCTGTCGATTTTAGGATTGCGTCTTTTAAGACCTGCGATAAACATATTCAAAAGCTGTACAGAAGGGTCAGTAATATTATTTAATCTTGTAATATTAATATTACTTGTATTATTCTCTTTAACATTTTTGTTAATGGTGCGATTATCATTTTTGTTAATGGTAATGGGGATGCCATTAACATTTTTGTTAATCGTGGAAATGTAACGCTTTGCAATCTTTGTTCCGATTTTGTCATAAGTTACCTTGATAAAACCAAGTTCTTCTAGGTGCTTAATCTGTCTTGAGATAGTTACATCTGTTAGAGAATAAAGTTTTGAAAAGTACGGATTACCTGCAGTACAGAACCCGTCTTTGTTTGATAACGCAGTTATTTCTGCGAAGAGCAGTTTTTCCTGTGGCGATAAGTCAGGATGATACCTCACATCTGCCGTTAAAACTGCATAGTAGGTTGGATTATTCATATTTTTACACTCCATACTACAAGAATAAGGGCAAAAATCAGTTTTGTCAATCATATATACTTGTCAAGTAGTTTTTTTGGTGTTATTCTATACGCGTATTCATATTGCACTCCAAATATGAAAACACGCCTTGCCTTTACCCTTTCGTAAAGGCGGGCAACTTTTTAGAGAGGTGAAAACATGGCGGAAGAAGAAAAGATTTTAACACCTGACGAAATGTGGGACGACGCACCGGACGAATACGATAAGCCAAGTTACACAGGAAGTCGTGGGACAGGTCTTTATAAAAGGTCATTAAAGGCTCTTGAGAAAGAAAGGGAAAGAAATAAGATACGCAAGGAATATCCGAGCCTTACAGACGAACAGGCAGATGAACTTATTGAACACAGAAAACGCAACAAGGGAATGCTGGATTGGTCGGAAGATTTACAGAGAGCTGTAATGGCAGAAGAAATGAAAAAATCTCACCCGGAAATGTCAGACGAAGAAATACAAGAAAGGGTTGACTACCAAATGAACGGTGTTGATGTCGAAGACTATGAGGAAATTAAGAAACCCGATATAAATAATTCTACGGACGAAGAGTGGGTTGATTATTTTACGAAAGTAGCAAAGAGAGATAACTCTGATTGGACTGACGAACAGGCAAGGCAATATGGAGAGTATGCTTATTATGGTGGTGAAACTCCAAAGTTTGCAGAAAGTTATGAAAACTTACTTGGCGAAGAAATTGATGTTCCTGAAATTGAAACGGAAGTCAAAGACCTTCCGCCAGAAAACGAAAATGAAAAGGAAATTGTCGTTGACAGAACAGACGACACGGTAGTTGACTCTGATAAAACACTTGCAGAAGAAGGTACACCAGACCTTCCTGTAGAAGACGACCCGGACATTGTGACCGACGAAGAAGTAGCAGCTCTTGATAAACAAAACAAAACAAAGCCAAAACAGGAAGGAGAGAACACTACTTCAGGATATGACAGATACCCGACGGGTGTTCGTGTAGGCGAAGATATACTCGGAGAAGTAAATACTGTTGCAGGCGGCGTAAAAGATGTCGCAGAAAAAATTGGAAGGCAGGGAACAAACAGTGGTTCAATAGCGAATGAGGTTTCGAGAGCAGTGCCTCATTTTGATTACCGTTCATTATTCAGATAAGGAGTTTATATGCTTGAACAGATTGAACAGTCAAAGAAAGACTTAGGAAACAACACGGAACTTCAGAAAACAACTTACAAAGCTGCCGATGACGACATCTATGACGCAGACGGTGACGGAGAAGAAAGTGTATCAGAATACATCGAAAAGAAAAAAATAGCGACAGACGCAAAGGGTGAAGAAGAAGAAAAAGCCCTTGCATCCAAAAAAAACAAGAGCAAGGAAGACCTTGAAAAAATGAAAGACGCAGTTGGCAGAGTGGGAAATGCTATTGGAAATGTATCCAGTGTTGTATCCGCTGTGCCGAAGTTTGCAGCTTTTGGTTTAGGAGCAGGGACTTCTGCATTGGCAAAACTGATTGCAGACGAATTAAAAAACAACAAGTAACAAACAATGGCAAAACTAAGTAAATGGGGCGACATTTTAGGTTCTCTGTCTAATGCCATGAAGGGCAAGACTACCAGAAGGAAAAAGAAAACAGAACTTAATCCTTTTGATATTTTTCCTGATTGGTTTAAGTCTGCTTTTACAAAAAGAACAGAAAACAAAGACAAGGAAAGCAACGAGCAGAAAGACGGATACTCGACAGGTGTTGAAGGTTATCTTGCGAGAAAGAAATCACATAAGAAGTTTACACCGACAGAATATAACGACAATTATGCAAAAGCCGCACCTTATCAGAAAGATGTTAATTTTTCAAGTCCGAATGAAAGTCAGGAAACGGTGGCACCAACAAATATGGGCGAGTACAATGAGCTGGAAGGAATGTGGAAAGGTATTGCATTTTCCGACCCGATTATTTCTACAAAGCCGACACCGACAAGTGAAAAAATGGGAGTGCCTAGACCGGGTCCTTCTACTTTCATTCAGACTGCAAGATATAATCCTGAAACAAAACGGCTTAATGTTCAGTACACAGACGGTACGATATTTCCGTATCAGAATGTATCACTTGAACTTGCCGACAGGATATTAAACAAGAAAGCCTATCATAGTCCGGGACAGGAAATGCTCAATACAATTTTCTATGGGCATGGAACAACAAAGGCAGATCAGATAGGCGATATTGAAGAAGGAATGTAAGGAGTGCATTATGTTCAGTTCAGAAATCCGAAAGGAAATGAAGGCTGCCTTGAAACAGGCAAAGACGGAAATTGTTGAAGATATGAAAAGGCGACAAAGCCTTATCAACGCCAAGACAGATTTTGCCATGCTCGAACAGTTCATTCAGAGTGTGAACGCAAATCCCGGTCTTGTCATTAAGTTTACAACTGCGGACGGAACAACAGTTGAACTAAAAACTGTATCGGAACACAAAAAGACCTATACTGAAATCTTGGGGGAAATGAATGAATAATAACGAACTCAAAGAAATCAGTAAACTCATAAAGGGTGATATATACAAATCAATAAGGCAGGCTTTAGTCGCTCCGGACGAAAAGACAAAACATTCTATTGTCAATGATTTTGTACCTGCTTTTCTTAAAGAGGCAGTAAAAAATCCGACAGGGGTTGCAGGACAATATCTTGCAAAGCAGTTGTTTCAGGACGATATTATTTCTTCTCTTGATGCACAGACAGAGAAACTGCTTGCCAAAGACATTGACTTTCTTGAATACAGAATTATGAAACAGTTGTTCAAGGAACAGAGAGAAGTCTTCCTTGACACAATGGTAAGACGCAAGTGTGTTATGTGTAGCCGACGTGCAGGTAAGACAGAATTGAATGTAAGGCTCATGGTTGACTTCTGTGCGACACCGAACTCACCTTGCCTTTATGTAAACCTTACTTTTGCAAACGCAATCAATCAGACCTTCGACAAGATTTTAGATTGTGCAAAGGCTGTTGAGTTGCCTGTGCAGCAGTCAAGCAAGGCAGACGGATTTATTATCTTTGCAAACGGCTCTTCGATTACTTTCAAAGGAAATACAAACAAGGCAGAGGCAGATAAGATACGAGGTTATAAGTACCGACTTGCTATCATAGACGAGGCACAGAGTCAGGTAAATATGCCTTATCTTATCAACGAAGTTGTAGAACCTTTGCTCATGGACTTTGCAGACAGTGTAATGATACTGACCGGAACCCCGCCAAGATGTAAGAATACATATTTTGAAAAGGCTTGGAACTCTAAGGGCTGGCAGAATTATCACTGGACCATGTTTGAAAACCCATATATTCCTGATCCAGAAGAGCAGCTTGAAAAAATCTGTCTTGAAAAAGGACTTACGAAAGATAGTGATTTTATCAAACGAGAATATTTTGGTGAGATTGCTTATGATACAGAGGCACAGGTTTTCAAAGGTTATCAGACATACAAAGAAATCCCTGCCGACTTCTACGCTACCGACATTACGATTGGGGTTGACTTCGGTTTCTCGGACTTCAACGGAATTGTTGCCCTTGCGTATAACCGTTTTACCTTTGACTGTTATGTCATTCAGGAAAACAAGTTTAATCAGTCCACTTCTACAGCAATCGTTCAGTGCGTAAGGAATATGTACGAGAACTCAAAGAAGTTCATGGTGGACAGGGCAAAGACGCTGCAGAAGGAAGTAAACCTTGCAGACATAACAATCGTAACGGACAGTAACGAAAAAACAATTTGTTATGAGTTATCAGTAAATGAAAAACTGCCAGCTTATCCTTGTTATAAATACGACAAGGCTATGGCAATTTCACAACTTTCAGATTGGTGCAGGACCGGAAAGATTAAGGTTATCGAAGACGGGTATAGTGCAGAAGAGTTTGATTTGATATTATACAAGCGTGACGACAACGATAATATCACAAGCGAAATAGACGACAGTTACCACCCTGATATTGCAGATGCTCTTTTATATGCGTCACGACAGATGTGGTTTGCTATGGGTACAGAAGGTGGTGGTATTTCAAAAGACCAAGAAGACAAGTGGGGTACAAAAGTTGGCTAAAGGTGACCGCTGGATATTTGACAAGTTGGAAGATAGAGAGTATTCTAGGGAAGAGAAGTTAGAACGCTTTAGGAAACTCGTAGCCTATCATAAAACACAGTCAGGTTTCGGCAGAAAAAAAGGCGTTGTAATGATAAACAACGGTAAGGTAGTAAAACCTTATGACGCAGACCTTCCTATTCCAGAAGGGTGGATAAGAGGGTATATCAAAAAGAGTGCGAAAGCACAATCCACAGGAGTGCAAAATGAGCAGTAAGGCTAGGAAATTACAGAAACAGAAAATAGGTGGCTGTTTGAAGTTTCCTGTAGAAATGTATAACACGACTATAGGGTCGATTGTAATTTGTGGTCTAATTTTCGCAAAAGAAAAGGCAGATTACAAAGAGATACGAAAAAAGTGGCGTGAGTTTAGAAAGGAAAAAGACCTTTTTAAGTGGGAAGACCCTGAATTGGTTGACCATGTATTAGAGTGGTTTGGTTTGAAAAGACCAAAGTATTTTCCGATTGCTATGGTACAGAGTCCATACAATGTATTATTCTGTCCATACGACAAAAAATTGAAAATGGTGTTGCCATTAAGGGAAGACGGATTTACGGGACCAACATTAAGGTATGGGAAAGTTTATCCTGTCGAGTTTGGCAAAGTGATAAAAAACAGAATATGGGTTAAAGATAAAATCAAAGCCATATTCTCTAGGAAGAAAAAAGAAGATGTTGCATTACAAGGCTAGTGAAATTGTAACAAGGGCTATGACGCTCGCCAACATTCAGAACTCTTCGTTTGTGTCTGCTACAGAAAACAGGCAGGTTATAAACGATGCTTTCTGGGCTTTATATCAGATTATGATAGACGCAGGTGAAGTTGAAATGTTGAAGAGCATTAAACACCCTGCTTTTACAGACGGGGAATATGTCCTTCCAGAAGACTTCTATCAGTTATATTCTGTAAAAGACCATTATGGAAACGGTGTTTTACGCAAGAATAAAAACACAATTAAAAACGGAAAGTGCTACGACATAAGACTCAGGGATTTTGAAGAAACAATCAAAGTCCCGCCCGTGCCGCCAGAAACAGAACCAACCACACAAACAATCGTTGTACAAAAACCATGCATGATAAATTATAATCAAGCAATAATTGACGAAATTGAGTATTATCCGCAACCGAAAACGCTTGATGTTGAAGGAACGGGTGATGTGGTAATAGACGTACCTTCAAACGCATACTATCAGTGTATGCTTTATTACATGGCAATTTGGTACAAAACAAGACAGAACGAAGATGCAAGTGCAATCGAAAAGTTGTACGACGAGGCGGTTGCCAACTTCACGGACACAATGAAAATTGACCTGAACGAATACCCGCAAATGCGAGATGTATATACAAGGATATGGAGATAAGACTATGGGATTATGGAACTTAATAACAGATAATTTGAGAAATCAAAAGTCGGGCAGTTCTGAAGAATACAAGAATGCTTTTAATGCGGCAAATCAGAGCATAGGTCAGACACAGAACCTTGCCAACCAATACACCGGAAACGCAGGGTATCAGAACTCACTTGCACAGGCAGGACAGGGAGCAGGGCAGATTGCCAATGCCGCCATTGGACAGGCTACAAGTGGTGCAAGAAACGCAGGAATGAGCAAGGCACAGGCTGCAGCTATGGGAAATCAGACTGCAAATAATGCTTACGCAAACGCTTTCCAGAACCAGCAGAATGTTGCTCAGGGAATGGGACAAAACGCTATTTCTGCACAACAGGGAATTACATCTGCACAACAGGGACAGGCTGGTCAGGCTGCATCAGAAAAGCAGAATGTTTACGGAAGAGCCGCCCAGAATGCTCAGGCAGTTACAGACCGTGTCGGAAGTTATGTTGGAAATCATTTATAAGGGGGTTATATGACATACGAACAACAAAAATATGCTCCAGAAACAATACAAACTCCACAATCATCTTCACAGGAAGAACGCAATCCCGACTTGAAGACAAGACTTATGTCAGGTGCAAAAAATATAAAAGACAAGGCAATCATAACAGGCAACGCTTTCAAAGACGCACTTGGGAAGGCTAAGGAAGAAGGCAGCAAACCAAAAGAGTATGATGACCCTTACAATCAGAAACAGGAAGTAGAATACAGACAACCTACCAAAGCAGTAGGTGATAACGCAGACCGACAGGCAGATATGAAAAATACTGTCGGTTCTACTGACGACCTTGTAAAAGCAGGGGAGCAGTTAGGTGGCGAGGCAAATGCCGCTTTACAGAATGTTGAAATCCCACGCAGTAAACTTGTATCATATAATGACATTTTGAAGAGTGACGAGTACAAGGGGCAGAGAGTCCCTTATCTTGCAAATGCAATAGGGTCTAATCTTGCAAACCTTCTGACTGGAAAAGATTACCAAAGTTATCTTAGACAGCAAAATCAGGTTATGTCCGATACTTACGCACAGAATAAAGCTGCTCGTGATACTGCTGCTACTCAGGCAAACATTCAAGACATTGAGGCAGGAAATAAAGCCGAAATGGGCAAACAGGTACAGATGTCAGACGCTGTCACCGAACAGGCACTCAAACGCTATGGACTTCTGGAAGACCAAGAAACAAAGAAACAAATCCTTAACGAAATCGTGACACAGGCAACAGGCAAAGGCATGGATAAGTGGAATACATTGTCTGCAGAAGAAAAACTTGCTGCTATGGCACTTATGCAGGCATACAATGGCGACTACTCTGTTGCAAGTATGGTTATCGAAAAGTATGGTGACAAGGTATTCAATATTCTTGATAAATTACTTGGCGTAGATAATGGGGAAGGTGGTGAAAACGGAAATAGCGTTACGCTCCCAAGTGGAAGGGCAATAGATACTACAGCCAAGTACACAAAAGAAGATTTAATACAGATTGCAAGAGATATTGCAGATGCTACCGACATGACACCGAAAGAAAAAGTTGAATACGCAAAAGGGTTAGGACTCGGTGGCACACTCCCTGTTTATGTTGATAAGGCATTAACAAACGATGAAGATATAAATAACGGATTTAGAAAGACTTTGGAAAAAGGTTTAAAAGGCAATTCATCGGAACAGATATATGACAACCTTGTCGCAATGTCTGGCAGCGGAAATGATGTAAAAGACCGGTCTTTGATAAAAGAGTACGAAGACGCTCTGGCAGAATATGGACAGAAAACAGTAGAGGATAAGATAAACTCTATTCTTTCTCAAGACATAGAAACAAAGGAAAAGATTAAAGCAGTAGAAAATCTTGCAAAAACAGATAAGTATAAAAATCTTATAAGTCAAAACCCAGAACTTCAAAAACTCATGGAAAACACAAACACAGACTTAATGAACAGATATACTTATATAGACCCATTAAACAAAAAAATGCAAGGAATATTTTACAATACTTTAGGAAGTTCTACAGGGGCGAGTAAGTTTAAAATAAATGATGACGGCACTATTGATTTGCAGGTAGGAAAGAAGAACAGAAGAATATACCCATATACTACCATTGGTATTTCAAATGTCGGTGTAAATCCAGATGAATTCTTAACTACTCTTAAAAATAATGTTACAATGGATAGCATAAGAAAACAGATTGACCCAAGTATGACCGACGAAGAAGTTGCCACTATATTCAAGAATAGTCCAATTTATAAAATGGTTGAAGGAATTGTAAACACAACAGATGCAAGCCTTACAAACAACAAATATTGGGGTGACATAGTTGATATTTATTATGATTGGGATAAATACTAGGGGGTGTTTGAAAGATGTTTAATGCAGATATTGTAGAACAGGCAAACAATTCTCTTGAAAGAAAAAAAGATAGTAATCGTAACAACCTTAAAGAGATACGACAGGCAAGTGCAGTTCGTTTCTTGGATATGCAGAATGTAGTAAATGCAAAACTTGCAGGCTCTCAACAGTCTGTAAACAACGCAGAAAATTACCCTTCGACATGGAGTACAAATCCAGACGGAGGGGCAAACGGGCAGGTGTAAGATGTTAAACGAAGAACAAATCCAGACGGAGGGGCAAACGGACAGGTGTAAGATGTTAAACGAAGAACAGGCAAAAAAAGCAATAAACGAATTGGTTTCTCTTGGTGAAAAATATCGTGGAAAGTTCAACAGAAACTTACGCCTTTATGAATACACAAGGAACTGTAACATTGACGACATTAAAGACGGTTCGACAATCGGTTATTACTACAGAGGGTACGAAGAAACAAGCAGTGATGTTCAACAGAATATCATTAAAAGCTGTATCGATACTCTTGTTTCAAAAATTGCTGCACAGAAAGTTCGACCGTTCTTTAATACTGTTCACGGTTCTTTCCGTGATTTTCAAATCTGCAGGCAGGCTCAGCAGTATTTTGACCTTCTGTATGATATGCAGAATGTAGGGCAGACCGTTGACATGGCATTCCGAGATTGTTGTATTTTCTCTAAAGGTTGGATATGGTGTGACGAACTTGAAAAGAAAATCAAAAGAGCGTTGCCGTTTAATATCTATACAAGACCTTCAGAAGAAAGTTACGGAAAGCTGACACGCGTTTATTACAAGCAGAAACAGTTGCCGTTGACCCTTCTCAATAAAAAGTACAAAAAGAAATTAAAGGACATAAATGTAGAGTATGTAGATGTAGGCTGGTATTACGATATTGTAAATCATACAAAAGCTGTTTATATTCAGCAGACCAATCAGGTATTTATCGAACCTTATGACAGACCGACATTGCCGTTTGTCTGTATACATTACAGTTGTCCGGTTTTAGGAAACGACAGTACATCTATCGTTGACCTTCTTTATGGTATTCAGATTGAAATTGATACAATCCTTCAGAAGATTACAGAGGCATCAAGGTTAAATCCTGCCCTCACATTCTTTGTGCCAGAAGGAAGTCAGATTAAGGTAAGTCAGTTGAATAACCGTGTTGGAAATGTTGTAACATACAGACCGACTCCAAATATGACTGGAAGTCCGGTTACATCTTCGACCCCTGCTTTCATTGACGACCAGTACATACAGTTACTTGACAACCTAAAGACTACTGCATACGAACTGACAGGTATCTCAAAACTTTCTGCACAGAGTGCAAAACCTGTCGGTATTGATAGTGGGCTTGGATTGAGAACAATCACTAACATTGAAAGTGAGAGGTTCCAGACACAGTTTAATCAGGTAATCAGATTGTATGTGGACATCGCAAGGACTTGTATTGAAGTCTTTGACCCAGACGATGACATTCTTCCAGAAAATCAGAAACGCATAAACCTCAAGTGGAAGGACATTGTTGGCGAATACGAGAACATGAGCATACAGTATAGTGGAGCAGATGCTCTTTCAAAAGACCCAGCAACAAAATTGCAGCAGTTACAGGTTCTTGCTCAAAGTGGAGTTATCCCACCAGAAAGAATTGCACAGCTTATGGAAATCCCTGACCTTGAAAACGGATATTCTATTGCAAACAATTCTATAAATGCCGTTATGACGGTTATTGACGACTGTGTAATGAAAGATATATTTGATGTTCCTGACTATGTTTCTACACAGTTATTGAAGACAGAAATCATAAACACTTGTCTTTCGTTGAGAGCAAGTGACCATGAAAAAAATAGAAAAGATATTGCAAAATTGATACAGTTGTATCAAAATGTAATAGATAAAGAAAACAATGCACAGGAGCAAATGGCAGAAGTTCAACAGGAACAAATACAGAACCAACTGCCGATAGACCCGAATGCATTGGCACAACAGGGCGGGCAGGAGCAGGCACAACAGGTTGAACTTGCTACACCGCAGATAACAGTAGAACAAGGAGCATAGAAAAACTATGGAAAACGAAGAATTGTTAAATGAAATCAAAAGTCTGCGGGAAGAACTCAATGACCTGAAAGACTTGGTTCACAACGGCATTATCAAGCCTATTGAAGATGACTACAACGACAGGAAGTACAAAGAGGCTACTGATATTTGGAAAGAAAGATATGGGGAAAAGTTAGACCCTTACATTGCCAAAATGAAGGCTATTGAAGGTGACGACTTCGACTTAATAAAGGCAAGTTATGACGCTTGGAACGAAACAGAAGACGACTCAGACGAGTGGGTAGATATGCTTATAAAGAGCATTGAAAAGGAACTTGAACCACTTGCAAATGTTTTTGGTGTTCCAAAAGAAGAACTCAATGCGACTGTTGAAATTGAAAACGGTGAAGTCACAGATGTCGTAGCCGACACCGAGCCTGAAAGCACAGAAGAAGGCGGCGAAGAAAAAGCCGAAGAGGAAGAAGAGCCAAAAGAAGAAGAAGGTGAAGAAGAACTTTCTGAAGAAGAGGCTTTCCAGAAGGAACTCGACGAGGCTTATGAAAATATGAAAGAGAAGAGGTACTAGCGTATGAAGGATTACGAAGTAGTTAACGACAAAAACATTGACGCTATCAAAGACAACTTCACACCGCCGGGGGCAAAGGGAAAGAAAAGAAGAATTGTAGCAACAGACAACCCTAACTGGAAATGGGATAACGAAGATATTGCTAGAAGGTTTATGGCAACTCCACTTGCAGGGGGGGCTTATGAAAATGACCCAGAAACTGCAAAAGAATATTATAAGCAACTTAAAAAAATGCCTATAGAAGAACTTGTTAAACACAGAGATTTAGCAGACTCTATGCGTTTTGAAGGCGAAGACGAGCCTGAATGGGCAAAAGACGAAGAAGTTTTGAACCCGACATATCCAAGTCTGTTTGGGACAGGAGAAAAAAATCCATACGCAAATATGGAGAGTATTCTTGACGAATGGGACAAAGAAGACATCGACACCAACGACAATGGTGAAATCGAAGTTGACGAAATGGCAGACTTCCAGAAGTCGCTTGACGATTATGCGTCTAAAAACAAAAAAGGTCGTGACGATATTCCCGTAACGACAAGGAGATAACTATGAACTTAATGGTAAACCCAGTAATCACCGACTTCCAACAGGATGTAAACGGTGATATTAAAATGCTCAAGTTAGGTGAAAACAAAGAAGATGCTTGGGCAAATATAGCAGAGCAGGGAGCAGACGCAAAACTTGACAACAACAAGACTGCAACAATCAATGTTTCTACCTACACCGAGCCTGTTGAAATTACGCCGACCGAAGGCAAAGACGGAATGAAAAAGGCAACGGTTACTCTGTCAAATATTCCTAGTGGTGAAACTACTTTGTATGCTTGGAAATATGAAACAAGTAATGATTATTGTTATACAACAACACCGACCCCGACAACAAGCGACAAGGCTTTAAAGATAAGTACAGAATACCATTCAGGCCTTGCGTTGTTTGACATTGTTGCTGTAACAGAAGAGGGCATATCTATTGGAGAGGTTGAAACGGTCTATGCCCGTTCTTCAGAAGACGATATTAGTTTAACATAAAACTAATTATGTCTTATTATTTTTTTTAAGGGCTATGCCCTTTTTATTTTAGTAATTGACTACCGTATGGTAGTTTTATATCAAACAAATGTCGACCCGAAAGGTTGACTTACGCTCTCTATGGCGAAAATCATAGAGAAGGATACTACATTGGCACTTAATGTTAATGACGCTATCAAGGCTATTTTGAAGACTTGGTACAAAGACGGTGTCGAGAACTTGCTTTTCCGTAACTCTCCTGTAGTTAAGAAAATCAAGAAAACTCGTGTAGAAGGTAAGGAACAGGCTTTCTCTGCTCTTTATTCAAGTGGTGGTGCAGTTGGTGCAAACTACAACAAGGCAAAGGCTCGTGCATCCGTTACTTCACGAAACGTGGAGTTTAAGGTTACACCGGGACAGTTGTTCTCTTGCTACTCAATGAACCAGCAGGAAGTTCAGGCAAGCCTTTCAAAGAAGGGTGCTTACATGAAAGTTGCAGGCAACAAGATGTTTGCTGCTAATGAGTCACTTCGCAAGATGCTCGCTGGTGCTTTCTATGGCAACGGACACGGACTTATCGGAAGTGTTACAACTACAGACGCTATTACTTGGACAGCTAACAGCACACAGACCTTCACAGTTCAGGGTTCTTGTGCTATGAAACTGGCTGTTGGTATGGGTGTTGTTTTCACTGACGACGTTGGTGACGAAAGCGACTCAAAGGGACCGGTAGAAGTAACTGCTATCAGTGGAACTTCTGTTACATTCAAGAACACAACTGCTGCATCTATTTCTCTGTCTGCTGCTTCTACATACTATATCTGCTATGAAGGCTCTACAGATACAAGCGACAATCCACTTCTTCCTATGGGACTTGCTGGTTGGTTGCCTTATGTTGGTTCTCGTTCAGGTGATACATGGACAGCTTATATCGGCACAAACTTCTTCGGTGTAAACCGTTCTGTAAATGTCGAGGCTCTTGCAGGTAACTTCTACAAGCCGGGTGCAAGCGAAGACAAGTTCAAGACAGTTGAAGAATTACTCCGCAGATGTCGTAGATATGGTTCACAGGCAGATATGATTGTTATGAACGACGCAGACTGGAAAGCAGTTGCACAGTCAACAAGTCTTACTAACGCTTATGTTACAAACGGACTTGACAAGAAAGTTAAGCAGACAAAGGGTACATCTACTCTTAACTTTGCTTTCTCAACTTCTTGGATTGAAAATGTTTATGACGACCCTTACTGCCCTGAAGGTGTATTCTATGTTCTTGACATGGATACAATCGAACTTTGGACATACACAAATGTTGAGAAGTTTGACAATGACGGTATTGCAGGAAACGAACCGGGTAAACCAGAAATCCCAGATGTTGACGGTGACGAAAAGCACGAAATGGGACTTATCTTCGATGATATCTTGAATGTTCAGCCGGGTGCAGGTTCAGACAACGGTCCAGATGTACTCGTAAGCCTTTCGGTATACGGTTCATTCGTTGTTCTCAATCCTTCTGTAAACGGTGTTGGTATCTTCTACGGTGAAACACCTCTTGGTGCGTAGTCAGTAAGACCTGAATAACGCAAAAGTGCCACCTTATAAAAAATAGGGTGGCATTTTTTTTTATTTGTGTTATTATTAAAACAAAAAGGGGTGGATTATGGAAATAGGGTTGATTGCGACAGGACTTGGACTTGTTGGAACACTCATAGGATATGGTGTGTGGGTAGGAAAAATATCGCAGCGAGTATCCGATGTGGAAAAAAAGCAGACAAAACTAGAAAGCAGAATTGAAGAAAAACTTGATGTACTGACTGCGAGCATTTATGAAACAAACATCAAGATTGAAGGTATAACAAAAGACATTCAATATTTAAGGGATAAGAATAAATGATAGCGTTATTCAAAAGCAGAAAAAGTGCTATGGTCTTAATAGGGCTTGCCATACTTACCGCCCTGTCTATCGTAAATGATTACGATGTGACGAAAGAAATCGTTGCTTTTATATATCACCGGAAATGTTGCACAGAAGGCAACAAAGAAAGAGGTTGATTATGAAGAAAGGGATAATTAGACAGATACCTTTACAGGCAGATTTATGCTTAAACAAACAGAAAGTTGATATTGAAGACTTCAAGGGGTGGAACAAATGTAACGCTCCTGTTTACGGAAACTGCCTCAGTCCGTTATATAAAAATCAGGGAACACATCACGACATCTTTATCGGAAACGACACCTATGACTTTGTAGAAGGTGTGTTGAAAAAAAATGGTACAGAAGTTTTGTCGGGTGCAGGTTCCAAAAAAATCAAAAAGACAAAGATTACAGAAGACTACTCATCTGTTGCAGTTGCCTCTGATAATGTTTTGACATGGGTTAAGGAACTTTCAGGGTCCAGTTTTTCTTACAGCTTACACGGAAGTGCAAGCACGGAAGTAACCCTGCAGAACTGTCAGAGAATAGTCAGCACAAAAGCGTTCGACAGACACAACCTTCTCATGTACGGAATAGTTGTACTTTATTTACGCACAGACGCTGCATACGGTTATTATATCGCATGGAGTGATAATGGAACTGTCAGAAGTACAAACGGAGCAGACGACCCGACTGTATACACCGACTTCAATGTTATTTCTCCGTTGATACAGGTTGCAGTTTTTGCACAGTCCAAGTTCATGGTGTCGTTCTTCGGGTCAAGTGGTGCAAGCCTTTCAGAAACAGACGTAAAGAATGTTTACATAGAAGGTTCTGCCGTATATGACAACCCTGACTTCCATGACGGAACAGTAACACCGTTGAGATACAAAGTGCATGACGGGGACTTTAAGATTAACGCAAAAATAAATACATCATTTTATCATACGGAATACAGAGATTACACTTATGTACAAATCGGTATGAAACAAGAACTTATCTTAGAAATAAGTAAACACGCTACCGATGTTGAAATTGAACTTTTATCAAACGACCCAGATAATGCAAGAACGCTGGAAACATTCTCAATTCCTGCGAACATGAGTACAGATGTCGTTTATAAGCGTACCGTTTATTACTGGGATTATATTACATCTGACAGTGGCGGAACACAAACTCCGAACTACAGATACAAACTTGAAATTACAGGCGAAAATACTGTTGATACTTCCGGGACAGGACTTATCGTGCCTGACAGTATTGACTTTTCAACCGCTGAATACATAAAGACACTCCCTTGTTATATAAGAGAAAACTACTGGTACACTGACGAAATCCGTAGAGGAAAAAGTGACAAGAATATATGCGGGCGTTTCCGTTGTAAAACTGTAACTAACATTGATGACACAGATGCTCCTGTAAATGGCTGGTCGGAATGGAAAGACTTTGGTGGCTATGGATACAACGGATTAGAAATCAAAAATTATTGGGGAGCAAAGACTCTTAACGGAGTTGAACCAACGGCAGATTACTGGTCTTATGCAGATGCCATTGACTATCTTGATAACGCAAGTATTGTATTAAATAACTGGAATACAAACTGCTGTTATGCAGCAGGGTTCTGGGCATACAGGTATATTGGGTCAGAAGGAAACTGGGAAAGAGATTGCAAGTGTAACCCTATATGGTTTAATGCAAATGCTAATCCTACAACTACCCTTCTGTATGGTGAAGGATATTATAATTTTTCATACAAGAACTCTAAGTATGTGTATGGCTTTTATCAGTACAAGACAGCATATACAGAGAATGCGTTGAAGACGGTAGACTGTTGTTTTGACGACGGAAACCTTTACTGCGTAGGTGCCATAACGACAGACACGGAAACCCCTTTGCCGACAAAGCTGTTCTCTCTTTCAGGAACATTCGACTCGTTTACCGTTGGAACAAAGACAATAGAGTATACTACAAGCACATCGTTTGACATTCAGTATGACTACTATGACGAAAACAATGTTTACATTAAATATTATGTAGGCATGAATATCTCATTGAGCAACAACTACTTAAGGATTGTCTATCAGTTTAAGGCAAAGAAAGACGACAAAGAAGAAGACTACATAAATGTTTTGGTGGACTGCCTGGGAATTGCAGAAGGCGAGAAGGCTGCACATCTTTATGCAGGTATAAACAGTAAGACAGGTGGAAATGTTCAGGGCGGTGTGAAGAACTCGACTGCAACCGAAGGGTTCAGAATGCTGTTCAATAACAACCTTATGTCTAATATAGCGTGCTATGAACAGAAGGATTATATTGGAACTATCATCGCAGACTGGTTTACAATCGACGACACATTCTGTCCTGCTTTCAGTGCAACACAGCTTTATTACAAGGACATAAATAACCACATCTGGAAGGTAGAACTTGTAAGTAATAATGCAGACTGGGACTATAAGTTCATTGAAAACAGATACATAGTATTAAACACCGTAAATTACTTTAACTGCTATGACACAAAGACAGGACTTAAAAGGCACTGGGCAAGTGACTACAACAACCGTATAATCTTCGGGTTTCCGTTTGAAGAATATGAGGCAGACACTCAGTTTAAGAGCCTTTTAGAAACGGAAAAGTTCTCAGGGCTTTTGATAACCGGACAGAACGCAAACTATGAAGAAACGAAGGATAGTATTACAGGCATTGAAATCGGAGCAATATACTATAACAAAGTTCTGCGTGACTATATGTCTTTTATTTCATGTAATGTGCCATACGGAGCTGTAGAAGGAATTGATATGTACAGGGGTGACGACAACAGCACTTCTGCATTATATATCTGTTCTTTCCAGAACGGTCTTAAATACATTGACAATGATTTGGTAAACCCTGCAGCAATCTATCCTATCTCAGAAAACGGGGACATAAGGTTCAACCCGAACCTGTTCACTCAGTTCATAAGTTCTTACAACAACAAGGACATGGTAATATCTGACGGAATTGCCTATAAACTTTTGTACTTCAACAATGTAATTCCTATCATGGCATATTATATGCTTGACGGAGTTGAAGAACTTGAAAACGCATTTGTCTTGCAGTCAAGTTACTACGGAGTTTCAAGCACAAGACTTTATCAAATGAACTACACAAATGGTGTAGGCGTAGAAGTTGTGTGTGACATAACAAACCTAGAATACTTAGGTGCTTTACCAACGCAGGCATTGTTCTGGTCAGCTCAGAACCGTGCAATTTATACATTCAAGGGTAACTGTATCATGCAGTTATCACAGTATGCAAACGACCTTACGGTAATAAAGGGAAAGTGGTACAACCCTGCTACTCAGGAACTTTTCTTGGATACTAATATCGGTCTGCTTGTGTTCAGTGACTTGGGAACATACTGCCTTGAGAAAGAAAATGAATACGAAAACTCAGACATCAAGGACATCTTCTTTTTCCCTGACCGTTTTTTAATCAACCTTAAAATAAACACAACTACTACCTTCTATTTCAGTTATAACAATCTGGAAGATTATACGAGCAACAAGATAAAACTTATAACAAAATATTATGGAAACGCCAAAACGCCAATTACAATCAACAATGTTTATGTCAGACTTTTCAACCAAAACGTAATAAATGCGACAGGCGACATTGTTTTCAAGGCTCATACTGTCACTGATATAGGTGTACATACGGACACAAAGACGGTAAATATAGGTGGTGAAACGGGCGAGCAGTGGGATAGTGAAACAGACACCATGCTTGTAAAATACACGCCGCAATATAATCGTGGTCTTGGCGTTGCTCTTGAGATAGAAACGACATTCCCGATAATTGACATCAAGTATGATTATGTAGACGAAGTAAGCACAGAAAGTCAGGTTGCTCATATCAATATCTAAGGTGGAGTAATATGGTTTTAATAAACAATCTTACGATAGACGAAATAAACGCTGCGTTCATAGCCCTTCAACGCTCACGGACAGAAATTGTCGGTGGCGAGAAGGGTAATACTGTCAACAATATTTCCATAACCAACAAAGGTGGTAGAACTGGAACAGACTGGTCAACTGTCATACAGACTATACAGTCAAGGCTCAGTCAGATGCAGACGGACAATGACAGACAGGACGAAGAAATAACAGACATAAGAAGTATACTCGAAGGGCTTGCAGAAACTGTCGGACTTCTCGCAGACAACGGGGTAAGTGGGATAAACTTCGACGAGAACTCAAGAAGACTGTCAATATTTATGCAGGACGGTAATTCCTATGACACGCTTATACCGACAGAAAGGGTAAGGTTGGAGTTTGACGAAAACACAAATACGCTCACTCTTTATATGGGAAACCAGAGGGCGGAAGTAACACTTCCTTCGATGACACAGGTGCAGGCAGACTGGGAACAATCAGACCCGACTGCCGTAGACTACATTAAGAATAAAATCCCGATATGGATTGCAGACGGAAGTGCAGACGACAATATGACACCTATTGATAGTGTTACAAGCGGCTCAATGCGACCGGTTACAAGTAATGCAGTTTATGATGAAACAAACAAAAACAAATTCTTAATACCTTCTCCCGCAGGCACAACAAAATATTATAAACTTACAAATAATTCAACAACAAAGATTGGAAATGTTTATATCGGGAACAGGTATTTTTGCCAAATACTTGTCAGACCAAGTGAGGCGTCTGCAACAACAGACATATTAAGACTTAATAATTATGATACTGACTATAGCATAAAAGCCTGTAAAATGGGAACAGATAGCAATAACAAAGGTGTCTTTTTTATAAAGATAGGAAACTATAATCCTACTACAATTATAAATCTTGATAATTCTGATATAACATTAGAAAACATAACAGAAACTGATTGGAATAATGCGACATCAAGCACTTTGACGAATTACAGAGAATATCTTGATATAACAACTGCTCCAACAATAGCACCTACAAATGTTGTTGGAGCAAACAATTTGAATGTAATCACAAGCGGTGGTGTTTATAATTTGATAAATGCGACAACACCTTCCTTTGATTGCCCTAGGGGTGGAACATATACATTGAACTATTTAACAAAGCAAAAAATTGGAAATGTTGCATTGTATCTTGGAAGAGTTACAATAGGAAGTAATGCGAGTGGTGGTAGTATGTACCTACAAGTAGACGGTGTTCGTGGAAGTACACATAATATTTGCAATTCTCAATGGTGTATTCACGGCACTTCTTATGAAGGGGTGTTATATTCTGCTTATGGGTCAGGAAACGCTTCTTTATGGTTAAGAATCGGAAGTACATCTACAAACTTACAGACATCAGAAGGTGCAGGACAATCAATAGATTTTAGTTTTATGGCTATTCCTTATAGTGCATAAAAGTATGATATAATTACAAGGAGATAAAAAAATGAAATACTATGTATTTGAAACAGAAGAAGTAAACGGACAACAGGCTTTTTTGGTAACACCGAAAGACACTTACGAAGAGGCTTGCGGTTTGTTTCATCAGATTTTAGCCTCTTCTTATGCAAATGAAAATGTAACCTATGCTCTTGTTATGATTATTACAAGACAAGGTAGCATAATGAAAAGCGAAACAGTAAATAAACAAGAAGAAACCACAGAAGAATAAGGTTTTTATATGGCACAAATTAGAATTATAAACAAGCAGGGTGAAATTGAAGTATATCCACTTCTCTCGGCAGGAGCGTCAGGCGTTATAAATGCAGACATAAACGGCTCTACCTATCATCTTCGTAAATGTGCAACTTATGACGGAACGCTGCGTGGTATGAATGACGACGGAGAAATATCTTTCCAAAGAACAAAGACCTGCCCGACCTGTAACTCATGCAACAGTTGTTATGGTTGTCAAGGGGTTGTTGGTTGTGACTTATGTAACGACCAGTGTAATTCTACCTGCAATACTCACTGTCAGAGTTTTGTAGGACAGTGCCAGACCTGCTACGGGTGCCAAAAATGTTATGGTTCTTGTAATTCTACCTGTGATGACGAATGTCAAAGTTATATCGGGGATTGTCAGCAGTGCTATGACTGTCAGAGTTGTGACTCTGTGTGTAACTCAACTTGTAATGACGAATGTCAGAGCTGTAACATAAGATGTAATGATTGCGACAACTGCGATAACCACAACACTGGTTGTCATACTAAATATGGTGGTTGTACTAACTGTCAGTCAGGCTGTACTACTTGCAATGGTTCTTGTCACGGTTCTTGCGATTTGTGTGACGGATGCCAGCAGTGTAACACTGGATGTCATGGCGACAACACCACCTGCCTTACTAACTGTGATGTCTGTCAGGTATGCAACACAGAACAAAACTGTGCGGCAACCTGTTACTCTCATGCTCAAGGCAGTTGTTCTACAAGTTGTTATGCAAGATGTTATGTAAACTGTTATGGTCAGTGCGTAGGTTCCTGCTACAGTTCTTATACTTATTGTGGGTCAGTATATTGTACTTCAGGACAGGGGTCTTGCAGTGGATGTCTTACATCATGCTGGGGTAATTATCCCGGACAAGGCTGTTATCCTTATGGTTCATGTACTGGAAACTGTTGGGGTAGTTATTCTACCTGCACCAGTGGCAACTGTTCTTCAGGACAGGGTGAATACTCTACCTGCTACAATGGAACTTACTGTAATTGCAACTTTGCAAAATGTTATGGTGACAATTTCTGTACAGGTCCGTGCCAAAGTTGTGACGATGTGTGTTACGGAAGTTGTCAGGTAAGTAGTTATTCCTGTTGTGTGGGAAGTGGTAACTCTTCATGCTGGAATTGTAACGGTTGCAATAGTTGTAACGGAAACTGCTACAACAAATGTTACGGCTGTAACACTTCGTGTAACGGAACCTGTAACGGAGGGTGTTATTCCGGTTGTACTTCGTGTGACGGAAACTGTATATCAAGATGTTATTCCTGCGTAGGTTGTCAAAGCTGTAATGACGAATGTCAGGGATGCGTAGATTGTCAGAGTTGTAACAGTGGGTGTGATACAATCTGCAACACAAGATGTTATGACTGTCAGTTATGCAACAGTGCGTGTCAGGGATGTGTGGACTGTCAGACCTGCAACACGGGATGTAACACTACCTGTAATACAAGGTGCTATGATTGTCAGGCTTGTAACGGGACTTGCGAGGGTTGTGTAGGCTGTCAGCATTGTAATGATACTTGTCAGAGCGGACAGACGTGTGATGTATGTTTTTCTACCTGCCACGCTTACTATGCCGCCTGCTCTAACTCGCCTTAAACTTTGTAACCTTTTACGCAGAACACAGGCTCAGGGTTTGGTTGTTCTTTATTACAATTACAAACATGACCTGTGTTTTTCTGCATGGCAGAAATAAGTTCCTGAACTTGGAAGGTTTCTTCAAGGGTTTTTGCCCACCACCAATGATACTCACATTTTTCAGGCAGTTGTTCTGACCCGCAAGGGTTACACTCTGCCATGTTTTTATATTTACAGTCCTTGCAGTAGTCAGGCTGCTTGGCATTCTTGTTTTTCACAGTCATTGAACTGTCGATAAGATTACACTGGCAATATTTACCCGTCGTATCAATGGCAAAGTTTTTATCCGTAAGTCCTCTCTGAAATGCTACGCAGCTACCTGCAGTTTCTCCTTCCTTGAGCATTCTGAAACGTTTAGCCTGCTCGGTAATGTAATTGGCAAACGGTTTCCAGTATGGTTCTTCTGAAACACCGGGCGTAAATAAGATGTATGCGAGTTTTCTGAATTCATGCAGATAATTCTGCAGAACTTCACCCGTAAAGTTTAAGTCCCCTATGACTTCTCCGTGTTTTATCTGTGCATTGTCACTGTAAACCCATTTTTTATCAATGGCTGGGGTTCCGTCATAGATGTGATTAAGTTTTATGGTAAGGTTGCAGTTCATCAAGTCGTTTTCTTTACGCCATTTATTCCAGTATTCAATATTGTCAAAGAAAGAAGGATTGCGTCTTGAAAGTGTACAGTTTATCCAGTCAAGGATACCTTTTTTTGCAAGAAGGGTTATGTTGTCCCTTGTTTTTTCCCAATAAAGCGGGTCAATTTCACCTGTCCTGAGCCATTGACCCAACCCGTCGTGCGATAACTGATAGTGTATGTTGTGGGAGATAAGAAAGTCAACGATATCCTTGTCTTTAAGTTCGAGTCCGTTGCCAGATGTATGAAGTCTTATTTCCTTGAAGTCTTTTAACTGAGTTTCACAGAACTCTACCGTCTGTTTGAAAGGCTCGAAGTTTTCTACAGGATTACCGCCCCAGATGTCAATGTTGAGCGACGTGCCGCCCTGATTTTTCCCCTGCTCCAAAGACTTCTGACAGAACTCAAGGATAGTTTTTTTTGTTTCTTCCGGTTTAAGAATAAAAGTGTTCTTGTTGTCTTTAGCCCTGTAGTCCATTGTGCTTGCTGCAGAACAATAAAGGCAGGCTCCACTGCATTTTTTTATTCCGTACATGACGATTGAAATACTAGCATTATTCATATTCACTCCTTAAAAGTTATATGATTTGATTATATCACAGACTATGTTATAATCAAGAGTGGAGGTATTTATGAATGAAAAGAAATATCGTTTCATTATCAGTGCTGTTATTGTTCTTTTTGTTACCGTCCTTGTTATACAGTCAGTCACAGACGGTGCAGCTATTAGACGAGCAGATACTCAGATTGACGCTCTTGAGCGACAGCTTTCTGACGCAACAAGAAGAGTTGAAGAAAGTCGAAGAGAACTTGAAGATTGCAGAGGAACAGTTAGACAGTGCTACACTTCAGTTGGAAGGATTGCAAATGACATTGGAAGACAGTCAGAAGAACTGTCAGACATTATCGGAAAACTTAAGGTCATCAGAACGGAAATTGAAAATATGGAAAACGCTCTGTCTTTCTTTTATATCAAGTACGGTTATAACGACAACGATTATTATTGTAATGGCGAGGTAGAACAATGAACGAAGGAATACAAAAAGAGTTTGAAATGATAGGCAAGTATGGATGCGGGTTTTTATGTCTGTGCCACTTCTTCAAGGTCCCGGACAGTGAAGTTTTATTTTACTTCAGGTATCTTAAGAAAAAAGGTGTCATTGATGAGGACTGTTTTGTAAATGACTGGGGCAAGGCTGCATCTTTATTGGCAGACGATTGGGAAACTTTCAGGTGTGAAAAGTCAAACACCAAAGACAAGAAAGCTGTCTTGAGTATTGAATACTGGTATAATCCGAGAACAAAATTACACCACTTCAAACTGAAGGACTGGGACCCGCTCGGCGGCAGCGTTACTGTTAAAGAAGGCATGATAGAAAGTTACAGGAACTTTTACCGATGTTAAATAAAAAACCCCACAAGACCATGATTAAATCCTGTGGGGTAAAAATAACCTATTGGGTGAGGCTATCTTCATTGTTTTTTATCGTTTCATTTATGTCACCTCCTTTTACCAAGTCCCTTATAAGACAGTCTTTAGGTATAACTCCTTCGTAAA